TTCGGAGTAAGTGTAGTAGATGGAGCATTTACTTTAGATACATAAATAAAACCATCAGCTTCATTCCAAACTGTTGCACCATTAACATAAGTAATATCACTTCCCCATTGAAACTGACCACGTTCAGCTAGAGATAGTGTATTAGTATCATGTCTGTTGTTAATAAAGTTAAGCATCTGATAGATAGGGATCTCAGCAATCCAACCTAAGTTGTACTTATCTGCTCCAGGATCTATATTTGGTGTTGCTGGTGCAGCAGCCCAAACTCTCCCTAAGACTTTTGTATCCATAATTAATACCGCTTAAGTTTGTATGTTGAGTTTCTGTCTAGGAGTTAACCTATTAATCCATACTTGGAAGTTACGGACATTGCCAGTGTTTCCAAAGTAGTAGGTTAGTGAGTCTGATAGCAAGTGCATATCCCTTACAAACAAAACATCATTGAGAACATAAGCTATAGTACATTGTGTAGCACCCAACATGTCTGGAATGTCTATGGTTATAGTAGTATTAGCATTTAATTTAAGACCTTTTAATTCAAATGCTGGTACGTTGGGCTGTGCTACTTGAGCGTTACCAGACCTATCTGTATAAGCTAATGTCCCACTTCTACTATAAGTTATGTTGGCAGTAGAAGAAAGATCAAACTTTAGTGGTATTGATATATCTCTTACAGGTAATGTAAATAAACCATTATAAAGATTTCTAGCATCTATATATGTGTCAGCAGACAGTAGCATTTGCCACTTACCACCTAGTCTATAATCCGAAGTACCTAAGCCAATACCACCATCATTATCTCTGGCAAGAATAATCTTGTCAGAGTTGTACATAAGCTCACCTTGACTACCAACCTTGAAACCATTTAGGTAGTTAATTCTGCCAGTGAAATTGCCACCACCAAGTGCAGGAAGTGTACCAACACCTATAGCAGTTTCCACATGAGGGTTTGACTTATTGTTTACATGATTGTTAGTGGTAGTTACTATTGGAGATAGCAAACCATCTATTTGGCTTTTAGTATATCCACCTATTTGTGCAATAGTCTCACTATGTGCAAGTGGCGTACCAACATGAGTATTATGTTGGCTGAACATACCTTGTGTAATACCATCATATGCAGCTTTGGTATATGCAAGAACAGGAGTCCAATCTTCATCAGCAAATGTTTCTGGCCCTTCTTGTTTAAGATAGTCCATGTATTCTGAGTAAAGAGTGTCAACACCATCTTCATGTATAATAGGATTGACAATATCAACCACACTAATAAACATCTGAGGTACACCATTATATATAGCAATGGCACCAAACTGATAGTTAACTGTAGATTGATATAGCTCCCAACCATTCTGTAGCTTCTGAAGTTCTATATCTTCAAACCTTTTGAGTATATAGTTTTCCCACTCTTGAGGTTCAGTTTCTGCTTCCCACCCTTTCAAATACTTACCTGGGCCACCTTCACCACTAGGATGATCTACATCATCATCAGGGTCTACTACTTGTGAGAAAGAGTCGGTGGCCCAATTGTAATTAAGTCTACTATATCTTGTGGCCATACAACCTCCCTACTTTAAGTAAACTCTCATTAGTATATGGTGTAGTATCAATGATACCACGGTTGTCTTGTACTACGAACTTTACACCAGTAGGTCTTACCATGTTCATAGTCAGACCAATACCTACACGCTGCAATTGTCCCAAGTTTTCATGGATAGTAATTAATGCATTGTTAGGTGAAGGCTCTGTTATCTCTGTATCACACTGCATACCAACGACATAATCTATAAAGTTAAGTACGTGTTCAATTCTACAATTGGTGCTATTTTGGATAATTTTTGCATATATAATGTTACGATAACTTGAGTCATCTAGTATCAAATCATTACTGTCTAGTTGTCCTCTGCCCTTATATACACCACCTAAAGTTCTATCATAGTAAGAGCCAATAGAAGGAACTTTAGATTCAGGATCATCATAGAAACCAAAGTAACCAATAGGTGAAGCACCATAGAAGATACGACCTATACCTACAATCTCTCCAATAATATCTAGTTGATAACCATAAGCATCTGCTAAGTATCTATAGTTAATAGTATCTTCAATAGCTTTAACTAATATATCTATTTCACCCACAAAAGCTTTAATGTAGTTTTGTAGGTTTGGAGAATCTTTGTATTGCCATATGAGTATATCTACAACTTTTTCTGTTGGTACGATAAACTCTACTGTTTTGCTTGGTTTAAGAGCCACTTACCACCACCTTGCTAGTATCTGTCCTAGCTCGTTGCTGTACAGTTATTGGCAAGTCAGCTGTACCCATAGTGCCAGATGCAGTAAACTTAATAGTAATACTCGTTACTGATACATTAGGTGTAGCTTCAAGAACCACGTTAAACAGTTTAGACCAAACAACATCATCAGATATTTGCAAGTTGTTTATATACTCTACAAGTGCATTCTGTGCAAGACTTTCACTATCAAGTGAAGCACCTTGCAGCTTCTTAATCACAACAGCAATATCAATATCAATAGGTACTGGTCTGCTAATACCAATAGGGTGAGGATAGCCTCTAGTGTCATAAACTTGAGTAACAATATCACCAAAAGCTTGACAACCAATTGGTTTGTTATCGTAAATAGCCTTAGAGATTTCCTCTGGAGTACCACCCTCTACAATAGTTAAGAAGCTGTGAGCAGGTATACCATTAACAGGAACATTTTCATAGTTCTCAATAATAGCAATATAGGGAAGTCTCAATCTAATAACTGCTGCATATATAGCATCAATAGAAGATGTACCAGCGTTAACTACTAAAGATTCCCTTCTGGCTCTTAGTGCTGGATCTTCTTCTGAGATAATACCAGTGATTCCAGGCTCTAGGTTAGTTGCAGAAGATAAGCCTGCAATAACATCTGTAATGATATTTACTTCGTTAGCTGCAATGTATATGGCTCCAGGTGTTGTACACTCAGCAGTTACTACTTCTGGTATTACAGCATCAGCTATAGTAGCAAACTCCAAATCATCAGAAGTTTTAATTATATATCCTTTTGGTATCAGTGTGCCGTTCGATCCATTGAAAGTAATAGCAACTGTTGTTGGCTGGTTACTAATCCTAGTTACACCATTCAGTTCACATAGTTTATCTAGTCCTACACCAAAAGAACTGGAAGGACTATAGGCATTGTAAGCAGCCTCAGCTTGTTGCCACATAGTTGCAAGCAAGTTTGATATAACACCAATTACTTGACCATCAGCACTTTCAGGTGATGTATCAAATCCTGTACCAAATTTTGCAACCATGCTGCTATTAATATCGTTTGTAATCTCTACTAGGCTTCTAGGTATGAAGCCTTCATTCGTAACTCCAGCCATATTAGCCTCCTACTGTTATATTGTTTGAGAACTCTCCCCAATCTGATTGGGCAACAAATGTGATTGTAAGTATCCTAGTATCTTTATTCAAACTAAGTTCAATATTTAATACATCCTGAACATGATCTACTTTTCTGATCTCATCTGTTACCAGAGCTTGTATTAAGGATATGTCTGGAGCTTTAGTGAATACACTATCAAACCAAGGCATACCAAGCTCAGGATTAGGAGGCCACTCACCAAGAATAGTTTGTAGTCTGTTCCTAACTAGCTGTGCTGTTAGTGCTAAACCCTCTACTCTCTCTGCACCTCTGCCTACTATAATGTCCCAAGTAGAGGGATCTAGTTGTAAATTTCCTGCCATATATTACTCCTTAAGCATCAGGTATTGGCCCATGGTTGTGAGTATGAGTGGACAGGTTAACAGTCTTAGCTGTAACTTCAGTGTTAGACTTTATAGTTCCCGTCACCAGAAGCTCACCAGTTATTTTGACATTACCTGTGATGTTTGTATTTGGAGCGGTAACTTCTACAAGACTGTTAGCAACTACTTTTACAGTAGGTGTAGTCAAATCAAGTTCCACTTGAGATAGAACTTCTATTACACCATTTGGCTTAAGTGTTATACGTTGACCTCTATCTACATTTCTTAATTCTACATCTGTAGGGCTAAAATTAGGTATTGCTTTAGCTACTGGATTAAAACCAACTATACATAAGGTGTCATCTATATCATGATCCTTAAAATATGCAGGTTTAGGTATACCAGAACTATACTTACCTATCTCATCAGAATTGTTATACAACCAATGCTCATAACCTTTCTGGCTGAATATAACTAAACAACTGTCGCCAACAGCTATAGGGAAAGTAATACTGTAACTACCACACTGAGGGAAGTGTACAGGAACGTCAGTAAGTATTGGATATTGTATAGTTTCATAAAGAGTGCCAATACCATTATAAAACCTTTCCATAGCTAACTTAACTGTAGCTAATTGTGTCACAGGATCAAATGAAGTAATGGTTCCAGGATATGCAGTATTTGAATTACTCATACATTCACCAATATATTACTGTCATCTATTACCTGAGATAAGTCTCCAGGTTCTATAATAAATAACCTAATACCGCTAAACTTAATTGGATCTAATTCTGCATCAGCAGCGTTTACAACATAGATATTAAATGGTATTCCATACTGTCCCAGTATGTTAACTCCACCTCTAATACATAAACCTTTAATTGATACATCATTATATCTAAAGTCGCATATCCAACAGAAGGTGAATATATTCCACCTCATTGCTGACATATATACTGTACCACCTTTATAATCAAAAGTGTTACCATAGCCTCTTTCAACTCTAATTCTCTTAGCCATTAGCATCTACTCCTGTAGCTACCTGTAAGATATTAACTCCCTGTTTAGTAAGCATACCGAACATGTTGTCCAGCCATGAACCTGTAGTATCATTCTTTACAGCTTCGAGAGCCTTAGAAAGTTCAGGGCTTATATAACCTGCTATGCCACCCTCTACCATGTACAACTTTTCAAATGATAAGCTAACAGGTAGCACACTGGAGTTAGAAACGTTCTGAGTAATTGAGGCACTTCTTATAACACTGTTCTCATATGTACCAAGAATAGTAGATACATGAACAATAGTACCTTGCATTACAAGTTCCTTTATAAGTTCAAACGCATCTTTTGTAGGACTACTATCTTTGTACATAAGGTTATCAACAACATTACCGGCACTGCCCAGCAAACTTCCAAGTACAGGACTTCCTCCACGAGCAAGCATACTGCCAGCAACTTTACCTACAGTACCTACGGATACAATATCAACAGGCATAGCAACATCTGTAACCCAACCATTCAAATTGAATTGTGGATTCTTTCTTATAGTGTGTTCGCTAACAATAAAACCATTACTAATTGGATAACCAGTTACTTCATTAGAGAAGTTATGACTTTCAGATAGTACAACATCTAATGACATAGACTTCCAAATAGTTGTGTCTAATTCTTCAGGTTCATTTTTGGCAGCTTCTTCCTCCCCAAATATGGTGCCTTTAATTGCACTAACACCTTTGTCTAGTTTATCACCTATCCATTCTTGAGCTTCATTTACATAGCCCTGTGCTTGCTGTAAAAGATTCTTTTCTGGTTCAGTCTCTTTCTTACTCTTCTCCGTACTCCAGAAGATTATTGATTTAGTAAATGCCATAATTAATCTCCTTAATCATTATGCAGTTGATTAGCCATAGCTAAATAGTTTAGTGAATGTTCACCAACTCCTTTCCCTTCATACTTGCCGTGGTTTACTATGTTATCTGACAACTCATTACCAGCAATATAGTTCCCATAGAATGCTTCAGGAGTAAACTTATCTCCATACCTTGACTTAATTTGCTCAATGTATTTCTTAACACCTTGCACACTTTGTCTAAAGTTTGTTCTATCTTTTACACCTAAATTGCTGGCTGTATCTGGCATAAACTGGAAAGGCCCAACTGCTCCTGCTGGAGATACAGCATTCATTTGTACTTCATTGTGCCCTCTATTTTCTATTTGAGCTACAGTCATTATCATTTCTTTAACATCTTCTCTTCCACCAGATGCTTCTTCTATAACTCTCATTTGGTCATCATTAAACTTAACCATTTTTGCAGCTTTAACACCTTTATCTACATTACGATAAGTATCACCAGTTGGATTTCCTGGGAAACTAGCCTGTAGCTTACCATTAGCATTAAAGATTATCTGAGGGTCACTAGGACGATAGCCACCTTTAACGCCACTAGCATTCTGTGCTGCTGCACTTCCTGTAGTAACATACTCATTAAATACAGTACCAGTTATGTTTGTTTCCCAAGTGTTAGTATAGTTGCTACCTGTATGCGACACGTATCTTATCTGGTATCTTTCATAAATCATATAACCAAAAGCTTTAGGGTCACGTATTAATATTGATTCATCACCAATACCGAATACGTTATATTCCTGTGTACCACCATCACCAATTTCCATTAGGAAAGTATAGTCAAGAACATCTCCAGCCTTAATAGCACCATCGAGATTCAGCTTAATATTTGTTGATGCTACTGTAAGTTGTGGTGTCCCTTTAATCATCCAAGGTTCTACTACATGAACTTTAGCTTCACCACTAGCAATCTGATCTACAACAGTTCTAGAATTAACATCACTAATAATTTTTACATAAGAGTCTGTGAGTTGATAGTTAAAGCCTAGCTGCCTGCCAAGGCGTATCAACTCACTAGACATAGTTCCTTCTATAGTATATGTATTCCTGACCTCACTAAGTACATCTTTGTTCATTCCAATATATACTGTAGAGTTAGGTATGAAGCCACCTTTACTTACGATAGCTTCAATTATCTCCTTATTAGTATATCCTACAAATGTGCCTGTAAGTAGTAGTGGCTTAATAGGTACATAAGCCGAACGGGGAATACACCACATAGTAGTAACATGGTTAGGAAGTTCTTTCCGTCCCCATGTATTAGTAATGAAACCTTCCATAAGAACATCCATCTTTCCATCTTCGTAACCAGCACTTAGGATGAATGTCTTATCTTTAATAGTGTACAACGACTGGACGAACTCAGGACTAAGGTTATAAACATCAATCTTAAGTTCGTCAGCATTCCAGCCTATCTGACTTTGCAGAATAAAATCTATTCTGTTTAAGGTGATAAGCTGTATGGTTTGATCTTTAGCTTTTACTTCTAATACAATCTTTCTCTTCCACATAGTACCTCCTTAAACAGTGCCTAATGCTCCATCAGGCTTAATGGCTGCTGCTACAGTTTTATCACCTCTGTTTCCTACGAAGTTGATATTACTGCCGTCAATTGTAACCAGAACATTTACATCTTTATTATTAGATGCTTGTGGTCTACCTTGTGCTTTCTCCCAATCTTCAGCAGACTTATCGTACTCACTCTTATAACCTCTTTCCTTCTTCTCTAATTCAGGGTTATGTTCCCAAGCAGGATTATAGTTATTATCTTTAGGAAGTTGTTTAGGAGAATGTCCTAGTCCGTAGTTCATATCTTTAGTTAGGTCTACCAGACTTTTAGTTAAACTATTCTCAGCACTCTGTGGAAGATTGCTCAAGTCTTTAAGGGCACCATTTACTTTGTCTGTGTTTGCTTTTGCTTCAGCCTCCCTTTTCTCTATATTTTCTGGAGACATACCTAAAGTTTTACTAACAGAACTAAAGATATTTGCATTCGGGCCACCAGTGTTAAAGTTGTCATATATGTCAGCGCCATATACAGCAGCCATACCACCAAGATTGTCCCTATCTGTAAGGAATTTTGAGCCTTGTGCAAGAGCCAGTACAGAGTGTTGAGTATCTCCGGAGTGCCCTAGTCTTAGTAAAGATGAATCAAGACCTCCAGACAACATCATAGAAGCTAAAGCTCTTTCACTATATTGTCCATTATTCTTGGCTCTTATAATAGAGACAAGTGCTGCTGGATCATTAGAGTGCTGCATAACATCTTCGAAAGTAACTAGACCTCTCATGGCAGCTACAAGTCTTTTAGCAGAGTCAAAGTTACCTGACTCCATTCCACCTGCCATTAAAGATATGGTACTCATTGCACCAGAGCTTTGACTCTGAGTCATTCCTCCAGCAGCCATCATTATACTGTTAGTAGTATATGTTGTAGGATCCATTCCAATATCATATGCAGCACCAATAAATCTATCAGTACCTTTAGCTGCAATATTAATACCAGACTGTAGAGTATCTACAACATCACCAACAAGACCTGCAACGGAAGCTCCTTTAGATTTTCTTTTAGGAGTAGCAGCACCACCATTTTTGGATGCAGATGATTTACCTCCACCTCCACCGCTACCACCACTGGCACCAGTTGTTCCACCAACTCCTTTAGCAGCTTTAGCATCATCCTCTCTTTCAACCATAGCACCATGCTTCTTGCTTAGGATGTAAGGAGTCTCACCACCTTCTGCCAACATTGCTTCAATTTCTTTTAGCGGTTTTCCTTTGAACTGTCCTAGTCCTTCAACACCACGTTGAATATCTTTAGCAGCTCTTAAGCCCCATGTAGGGTCACGCTTAAATGTATGGTCACGAAGCTCTAACTCTTTCTTTTGATTATACGTTCCCTGTACAACAGTCATCTGATCTAAGTTACCAACATGCATTTGATGTTGTGCTTGATGATAATAATTCTTAAAGTCCTGAAACTCTGCCGTAGACTTAATTTCCAAACCTTCTCTCATAGGTCTGCCAGCTTTATCTACAAGCAACCTATCAATGGAAGTACCACCAGGAAATTGACTGTTAGTCAACATTGGCATCTTCATTGCTGTGATACCAGTACCACTAAACTTAGATTTCATATAAGCATCAGCAATAGGATCTTCCATGTCCACACCACGTTGCATGTGTTCATTCATTGCTTGAAACTTATTACTTGTTATATCGCTAAGTCTCTTACCAATTGTATTATTCAGCTTCTCATCAGAGATAGGCCCAAGACCTTTTACTCCTCTGTTGTTTCCAATCCAACTACTAATAACAGATGAAGTGGGAGTCCACTGTCTATCTTCGTGCCACTGTTTAGTACCTTGTTCTGCACCTCTAGTTAGTTGAGGGTTAGCTGCAAGATACGCTGCTAGTGGATCAATATTTCTCCCTAAGCCTAAGCCTGTACTAAAGGAACCTGCTTTACCAACAAGATCAGAACCCATGTTGCCGTCATATCCAATATGGGCAGGTTTGATAATTGTAGGTGCAGCACCTCTTGTAGTACCTTCACTTGCTCTATCATTGACATTTACATTAGTCTGAGAATGTGCAGCAGCAATTTCTGAGTTTGTGCCAGCTAAGTTTGGTTCATCCATTGCAGGTCTTGCATTAGCAAAGCCTCCACCTTCTCCAGACATACCTCCTCTATCGCTTCCTCCTACTGAGCCTGATGAACCTGAAGCTCCAGTAGTATTTACTACTTCTTCTTCTTCTTCCTCAAACTCCATAGGCATAGCCATTAGCAGTGCCATTTTATCTTCTTCTGACATATTGGCAGTATTAGTATTCCACCAATCTTCTAATGTATTTGCCTTTTGTTGTGGTGTTCTTATTAGTTCATTATCTGCAACACCAGTATTGTGTACCCACTGTTCTATGAGTTCTTCTATTCTTTCATCCATAGTTCTACTATGCTGTTCACCATAATCATCTGGAGTGAACATTGGATAGTCAGGAATATAATCACCAGCTCTATCTTCCCAATTACCTGTGAACTCATCATAGCCACTAACTCTATTAGGATTAGGTGCAGAGAAGTTCTCATTGCTTCCGAACGTCTTGCCAAAGTTTAGCTGGCTGCGAAAGAACTCATCTTGAAATTCTTCCATCATAGACTTGTATACAGGCCTGCCACTACCATCTAGTGTCTCACCTGCATCAGTACCAATCATGCCAGAAGGTCTAAAGTAGTTATCAAATGTCTTTCTTAGTTCATCTTCATTAAACCCATAGTCTCTCCAATCTTCTGGTGAGATACTGCCTTCTTCCATCATCTCTTCTAGTGACTTCTGAGTTATATCTGCAATAGGTTTGTTCCATACCATACCAGCTTGGTCAGGAACTTTATCCATACCTACGCCATATACGTTAGCAGCTTCTCTTGTAATCCTATTTATTGCAGCTCTCATAATAAGTTTCTGAGAGTTGCTCTCTATCTGGTCAACACCTTCTTTGCCATACCTAACGCTTGTTACACCGAAGCCAAGTAAGGAAGATACTACATGCTCTTCTCCACCATATATCTCAGAAGGATGACCTTCTTTATTAAGTGGAAACTTAATACCTTCACCAAACTTAGCCCTCATATCAATCATAGAAGGTAAAGCTTCTGTATAGGAAATAGGTGCAGTAGGTTTTACTCCAGACAAATCTCCAGCTTTAACTCCGGATTTAAATGCCTCTTCGAACTCTCCAATTAACATAGCATTATGAGCACCAACATTCTTAAACTGTGGTGGCATAGTATGTGCTAAGTATCTAGCAACTTTAGGAACCATATCCTCATGGCCTTCCTGAACATACATACGAGCTACGGCATTAAAGTATTCATCAATACTGCTGTTCTCATGAAGTCCCATAGAGTAATACTGCTGAGACTTAAAGTCATCTTCACTATAGTCCATCCAACCATCAATACCTTCCTCTCTTTTCCTCACTCCTTGTAAGAAATCTATAGAGCTAATCTGTTGGTAAGATGGTAAATCACCTTTAGTGTAAAGACTGTAGTCAAACTGCATAAACTCATCTGTAGCAACTGGCCCCCTTATAGGGATAACATCAGTTGATCTACGAGGGTCATTAGTAAACTGCTGAGAAGCACCTCTATTGAAATGCCCAAAGATAGCTGCAACACCTCTCAATGCGAGTTTGTTATCACCTCTCATTGGGTTCTTGTCACGATACTTTCTTATACGATCGTCAGTGTCATCTTCATATTCATCTTCATATTCAACAACATTTAACATACCAGTTGTTGATCTTTCTCCATCTTCTTCACTAACTTCATTGAGAGCGTCTAGTTGACCTTCCCAACTATCTTCACCTAACTTACCAGTAAGATGACTTATGCGAAGATGGTTAGAGTTAATTATACCAAAGATAGATAACTCATCTTTACTAAATACACTGCCTCTTTCAGCTATAGGAGTTTCATCATACAGCTGTGCCTTACTAAGAACTTGAGATAACACATCGTCATATCCCATAGCCTTAACTTTACCAGCCAAGATAACTTCAAGTGTCATCTTGTCAGCAGCTTCCTGTACTGTACCTGTACTTAGTTGTCCAGTCTCTTCCTTAATAGTCATCTCATTATATTGAGCTAAGTCAGACTTCTTCTTTCTATCATAAGAAACTTTTCTTGCAGTAGATGGTGAAAAGCCTTTAGCTTTTAAATCTTCTTCTGCAAACCTATTAAATTCTTCTATGTTAAGTGCTTCATATACTTCAGAAGTACTGAACTTTTCTACAGCATTATTTACATCATACTCCAAACCTCTTTCAGTCTCTGGAGTACCTGACAGAATATAGTGCATAAGCATATAGTCTTTAAGTCTTTGCTTTTCAAACTCAAAGTCTTGCTTTCTTCTAAATACTTTGTCAGCTTCAATTCTATAATTATATGTTTCGTATGCAGATTCAACTTTGGTTACTTTAAGTTCCTCTTGTACAGTCTTACCATTGGCTCCTGTAACAGCAACGAAGTGCTTAGGTTGATCTGGCAATTCTTTCTTGCCTGCTACCATTGGTGTAGCTATAGCTTTCTTGTATAACTTATCACCTTCTCTTGAAAGTGATCTAATCCATTTACCTTTCTTCAAGGTAAAGTTTCTTACTTTGGCACCTTCTACAGCATTATCCCAAGTTACTGTTACTGTTCTGAAAGAGCCTGCTGACATTGTTTCGCCAGCCTTTGTTCTAGGATTCTTCTTATCCCATTTTGCTTTAGAACCTTCTGGGTCTTTTTTCCTAGCCATAGTTATTCACCTCTCTTGAGACGTTCTTTAAGGTCAAGCAATTCATGCATCATAAACAAGTCATCAATACTATATGTACCATCTTGCAATTCCCTCATTAAACAGAGAGGTGGCTCAACAACTAGAGGACGATGCAGATAGTAATTAAGAGCTGGGAAATCTTTATCCAATTCTTGATCTTCTTCCTCAGTCTCATATATTGTATTACCATCTGCATCCAGTTTTATAGAAGTAACTTGTTCTTCAACTACTTGCTGCTGTCTTTTGTTTGCTGACCTTGCTCGAAAAAATCTTTGAAGTTTACCTCCAAAACAAATGCAAAGACTTTGTACATAAACAACAAGTCGCCAGATAGTTCAGTATCAAATGTGGAAGAATTAATTTCTTTACTATCAATACGAACACCGATACAGCAATCTTTTACAAGTGTAGTAAACATATTAATATTACAATTAGTTAAGATATAGGAGAAATGATTAAGTTCCCACTCTCCATAAACTAAAGGAAGAGCAGTATCTCCCAAAGCATTCATCATTCTAACTTGCATTTCCATAGCCTTTGTTGCAGGCCATTGGATTACATAAACCTGTTTGTTTCCTATTTCTCTTGTTTCTGATTTACACGCCACGATACTTCTCCTTATTCTCTTAACTAAAATAGGGACTACTATGGTAGCCCCTATGTGTTTGTTACAGTCCTACGTACTCATATTGACCTTGAACAAACCAGATTTGTTCATACTCAATAGTCCAACTCAAAGATACAATACCAGAACCACGAACGATAGCTGGCATTACTGGAATAAACCCATTAACACCTGTTACCAAAGTGACACCCATCTTATCGTTAAGCAGACCCTGAATAGGATCAAACACTTGACGGTTGCCAGACAAGCCAGTGTTTTGAGACAACATAGCTCTGCTGTTTAGAATGGTGTTGTAATCTGAGGTTTGCAGCAGGGCAAATACCATACGACCAGAACGGTCAGCGATAGTTGCTACAGACATTTCACCGCGAGCACCAATTACTTTAGTGTGTTGCACATTAGTACGGCCTGCACTAATGATGCTATTGGTATCAGTAAAGCCAGTTACTGGAATACCGTCGAGCAACAAATCGACATTATAAAAACTATACTGCTTCATATGTTACTCCTTTATTCGCTGAACGAGCCAGTGATAACAACCTTGTGGATTGCGCCAGCGCCAACTGCAATGAAAGTAATACCACGATAGATACGGTTGCCCTTATCTGCCGAGGATACATCACTAACAGGTACATAATTAATCTGATAACCAAGTTCCAGATAGGTTCCATCGGTAGTATTACCAGGAGCAATCAAACCGTTACGAACACCTTGTCTCAAACCTTGCTCAACCTTCTGGATAATCATGCCAACACCAGTGTCCGTGTATGGAACCTTAGTAGTAGATTGATACAGCAGATTGAATACATCAGTCTCAATGCGATTTTGCAGCCAGTCAGTACCATGAATAGTATCGAAGTAAGAACCACCAGCCATTTTACTTTCTGCAAAGAAGCTATTAGAACCAACATCAAGGAACACGTTACAGTTGATTAACTGTAGTTTAGCATTCTGAGTAGAGGTTAGTTTAGCAACTGGAATAGTAGGCAGCTTCTTATACATCAGAGTAATAGTAGTGTTAGTGCCTTCGAAGTTAACAGTGAATGCACGACCGGCAACAGAAGCACCAGCATAAGTGCCAGCAATAGGAGCATATACAGAAAGAGTTCTGCTATTCTCTTTAGCATCAATCTGACCAGCAATAGTAGATTCATTGCCCACTTCAAGTACGCCTCTGTCAGAGGTAGTGTTAAACATTACCTTAGTACGAGCTTGTACCCAATCAGAAGCACTCAATACAGAATCTGTATCGTCATAGGAGCTATCAAGAACTACACCGTAGAAAGTACCATCTACTTCTTCACACTTGCTCAGAGCTTGTGTAACAGTTTCTTGTGAACTACCTTGAGTGAGTGTTGCAGACAACAACTTCATAGCTGCGGCAAGACCACCAACATCAGCAGAAGCTACTGTAATAGTAGAACTCTCACCAGTTGTAGGACTTACTACTTCAAACTGAACACCATTGTAAAAGCAAATAGTACCTGCAAGTTCAGCAGCCATTGCAGTACTTACTACACCAGCGATAGCAGACAGGGATGTTTCTCCCGACAAATCTATGGCACTAATAGTAACGTCTGTACCATCAATAGTCATAGTAAAGCCACCAGCAGTAACAGCTTGCAAGTCTGCCAGCAGTGGTTCAGAACTACCAGTTGCAGTTGCTGGAGTTGGCGCACCAGAAACCAAACCTACAAGGAAGTAGACAGGCTTTGGTTGTTGTGCATAGTATGCAGTAGCAGCTTTATTAATTTCACCAGATGGGAAATCTTCTGCCACAGCAGACATAGAACTATACTGTCTAACACGTTCAGTAGTGTTAATTGGATTAGAGCCAGCACTAGCTTCTGGACTCAACATCAGCAGAGAACCAAAACCAGCTAGTCCCTGTGGTGTAGGAGCAAGAGCAATGCTGACATTGACATACTCGGAAATTGGAACAGTTGACATATATTAATGTCTCCTTTATTTGTGATATTTAATATCAATGTGTACAGGGACGACTACATCTTCAATTTGATGCTCGCCATTAATCTCTGCTTCTACAATTCTTGGGATTCTAGTTTCTTGTGTTCTGATAACATTAAAGTTAAGTCTTACTCCTGTTCTCACTTCCCATTGAGATTCCAGCGATAGTGTCCTAACTTGTAGTGGCCCTTTATCAATAAGAACCATTCCAGACTTTTTCATTAGGTCTAATACATCCGGCCTATAGAAACTGTTATTGAAGAAGTCTGCATCTACATCATCTCTCGAAAACAGTACGTCAAAGGATAATATCCGAATACCTTTAGTTCTAAATACAAATTCATCTGTATCTGGATCATACTCATTCTCGTATTCATCATATCCTGGGCTGAATGTTCCCATAGGTCTTACAGCAGCATAAGCATCTACAGGAGGACGTGGAGCATTCTTAAACATAGGGTAAGAGTAGTTAGGTTTTAATACACACTGATCGACAATCTTCTGTACGTTCTGAATGTCTATATCCATTAGTCCCACCCATTAACACTAGAAACTCTAGTGCCCCTTCTTTCTTTCTTGACAGCTTCCAAAGTATCTTTTACTTCCACATTAAAGCAATCAACCATTTGGTTAACAAGCTCATCAGTAAGAGGTACTGGAACAGACTCTTGAAGTATAAGGTTCTGAACCTTAGCTCCAATAAGTTTCTGAAAGCCTGCTGCTTCATAGTGTCCATGCTGCAACACAATGTAAGTTGTGTCGTAGATACACAACAATGATCTAATAGGAACATCGTGTGTAGTATGAAAGCCCATGAAGGCTGGTATTCTTTCAAGCTCAGGGTTTGCTTTAAGCTGTTCCCCGAATACACCTTCCTCCCTATTGCCGTATGGGAGAGGTGTAGCTCTAATCTTTATAACTGGCCCCATAGCATTAACTACCCATTGATTGTTTGCATCCCAATAGCCACCAATAGGTGCTGCAAATAAAACATTATCAACAGTAGTATATCTGTTAAAGGCTCTTCGTTGGTTTATCATTATGGATAACCAGCAGCAACAACACGAGCACCGGCAAATGCTTGGTTACGCCACTTAATATATTGTTGACCATAGATAGTGGACGTATAAAGTCCAGCACCACTTATACCTATGTCAGCAGACTTACCTGTAGCGAAGTCAACTTCAACTTCATCTACGTCTGTCTTGCTGAGAGGTAACATTGGTGTAGTGTCGCCAGAGCTACTAGCGTCAGAGATTGCAAGGTTGTGGGCGATGAGGTATGACAATGCAACATCATACACAGGCTCATTGAGCCACCTATTAAAGTCATCACCCATTTCCAAGACAGCATCACCAAAGTAAATATCAAATCTACCTTGGCTAAGACTAGAGAACTCTGGAAACCTTGCTGTAAAACTTGCAAGATCAACCATTGTTCATTCCTCTATGTTAGACACACAGAGTCTGGTAAAGATCATTAATCTCATCCAGAGTATGAGTCTCGATTGTCACAGTAATCTTCTTCTTAGCAAGTGCTTTAATCATTGCAGGAACTTCAACTTCAGTTCCCTTAACTTTCTCAGTGATTTCTAAATCACCACATCTGATCCGCTCTGCAACAAGATTGACTTTCTTAGTTGCACCAGTAGGTTCAAAGATAGTGCGGTAGACAGGTTTACCGTCCATAGTAGCTCCAGGAATAACTTCCAGAACTTCTGC